TAGGTTCTTACTCATAAATCTTCAACATGAGTTATACCTTCATCTACTGACAGGCAACTGGTATGCGCTTAATTCGGCGCATGGATCGCAAGAGCATGGTGGATCTTCTACCTCCAGTAGGAGGGAAGATGAAAAGCCATGCAAAACTCCTTACCTTGTGCGAAAAGATCTTTAAAGATTTTTCCGCACGATGCGACACCGCAAACGAAGTCGAGTTTGAACGGGATCTTATAACAATAAGATCTCGTTTCAGAAACGAGGGGCTATCGTTTCTAACGATAACCCTACCTAATTTCTGTCAAGCTTTCGAAAGATCGCTTGAAGAAGGTCAGGTAACACATCGTGAATTCCAGGGATGGAAGTTCACGAAGTCTCTCCCTTCATTTTTGAAAGGTTTGACTTGTCTCGTTTTTGATCTCGCAACAGGTGGGATTTTAACAGATCCTTGACTAGTATCTATTGAACATATACGTCAGTTGACGTTAATGTTTAAGAAAATACTGGTAGAATGTAAATCCGAAAGGATTTATAATTCACTCAAAGATTTTGTTAAAATTGAGCACGAACTAAGTGTTGATCATGAACCAGGTAATTTAGATACTTTTGATAAAGTATCTGAATTATTATGGGGGAATATGTTCTCTGAATTTAATTCAGAGGATCTTATTCCTAAACATGGTCCTGGGGCAACTGAAGAACATATTTCTGGTAACAGAAAATATGTTCACAGAACGTGGACTGAAAGGTTACAACCTTTCTTTCCATACGATTCATATGCCTGTTTCAATGTGGAACATGCGTGTGATCGTATTGATTCTGTAAGTTTCCTCACTTTGGAGGAGGAAAAACCCGTAAGAGTTATTCCTGTTCCAAAAACGCTCAAAGGCCCACGGATCATTGCTATAGAACCTGTCTGTATGCAATACACACAGCAGGCATTATCGAGGTATATAATACCTACGATAGAGAAACACTATATTACTTCTGGTCATGTATGTTTTACTAACCAGGAGGTAAATAAGTGTTTAGCAATGAAGTCATCGAAAGATCGGAGACTTGCGTCTCTTGATCTTTCGGCAGCTAGTGATAGAGTACCTTTATCACTAGTGGTACGTATGTTAAAATCCACAAGTATTATCGAGTGGATTTTAGCATGTCGTAGCCGACGTGCAAATATATTAGGAACTGACTTAGTTCTTAATAAATTTGCATCCATGGGTAGTGCTTTGTGTTTTCCTATTGAAGCTATGTTTTTCTTTACGATAATCATAACTTCAAGATTGGTAAAACACAACTTACCTGTTACATTACGAAACATCTTAAAAATGTCTCGTGATGTGTTCGTCTATGGTGACGATATATTCGTCCCCACAGATGAGGTGTTAACTGTTACAGAGGCCTTAACTAGTTTTTATTGTAAGGTCAATGTTCACAAGTCTTTCTGGAAAAGTAACTTCAGAGAGTCTTGTGGAATGGATGCCTACAAAGGATATAATGTCACACCGACTTATATCCGGAGTATGCCTCCCTGTAACAGGGACTCGGTGAATG